TTGGTAATGGATATAGAATAAATGATAATGGTGAACTAACTAAAGACAAAGGTAGATTAATTATTGGAATTTTATATCCAATAGAAAATAATAATGAAACAGAAAAAATGTTAAACATATCAATTGACAGATGTGTTAATGGTAATAAAAGATTTTTGACAAAACCAGATGATTTAAAATATGGTATGGGTGATATTTTTGTAAAATTTGCATTGTTAAATAATAATGATAAATTTACACATACAAATGATGATTTTTGTAAATAATTTAATAAATATAATTTATTATATTATTTTATAATGAACATACTTCATTTATTCTTTCTTGACTAATATATGGAAAATAAATATTCTGATTATTATCAATATGTAATTTAGCTTCATTTTCTGTATTAAATTTTTCTAATATTTGGACTATTTTTTTCCCTACTGCAGTTTCCTTTATTAAATAATATATACCATTATTTAATTCGTAAGAAAATTTAGGAAAATTAGTTGTATCCATCATTTCACAATAATCAGATGAACAACAAACAGAAACAGGAAAAATAAATTCATTTTGATTGTTTTGATCTTTTAAAGGTACGGCTGCTGTTATTATTGATGCAGAAAATCTCATGTTAGCACACCATTTTTGTGTTTCTTTTAACATATTATCAAAACTTAAGTCTAAATTATTTTCACGTAATTTTTCATTTATTTTTGCATCTAATTCTTTACTTTTAATAAAATCCACATTAACCATATTTGACATTCTCTCAATGCAATTCTTTCTATAAAATTTCCCTTCTTTCATTTCATTTTTTTGAGCAGCTAAACTGCAATATTTATTAATTAATATTTGCTTTTGTTCAGAATTTATATTTTTTGAACATTGTTTTACCATTTCTTCAACACCAACTTTAATTTGATTTGGTATTTCATTTGTATTCCATGTATTCCAACTGTTTATATATTCTTCATTAAATACTGTTTCTGGGATAGCTTCACAAACTAATTCATCACTTGTTTTAGTAGTTATTTCGTCATAAATTGGATTATTAATTTGTCTATTTTTGTATAGAGAATAAGCTCCCAAACACATACAATGATTATTACTTTCTAATTTTTCTATGCAATTTCCATTTTTATCCCTTTTTTTACATAATCTATCTGCTGACCAATTATATGATTGTCTAGTATTTTTAGCAAAATCTTGTGATTCTTCTTTAATTTTGAAACAAAGTTGATGTACACCTCCCCCTAATTCAGTACAATAACCACCATCTTCAAATGAACCATCTCTATCACTCTCATCATTTTGTGATTTACATATTTGTAATGGTTCACCATAAATATTTAATTTTGTATTATGAAGTGTAAATTTTTCTTTATTTTTAAAAATCATAATTATAATTAAAATAATTAAAATAATTTTTAACATTTTCATTAAATTAATTTAGATATTTTTTTTTGGATCAATATGAAAACTTCCAATCATAGAATATAAGTATAATTCTTCATTTGAAATATTATCTGTATTTACTACTTTTTCATTTGAAATATTTTTAGATTTATTTATTACTTCTGCACAAATAGGTGTGGAACATAATTCCCCTCCACAAGAATCATGATTAGCGTAGGCTATTTTTAAATCATTATTATCATAATCTAAGCTCCATCTTCCTAAAGGTGTTTTTTTATTTTTTTTTCTATTTAATAGACTAAAATTTCTATTAAATATTTTAAATTTACCAATATAGTTTTTAGCAAAATTCATTGTAAAAAATATTATAATTAATTATAAAATATTTCAACTTTTAAAACTAAATATTTAATTTTTTTAATATGTTAATACTTAAACAATTATTATATTATATTATAGAATATGAAAAATAAACAAGTCGATTATTTATTTAATGATGAGTATAATTTAGATATTCGAAATAAAGAAGTTTATAAATATAATAAAAAATTATTAAAAATATTTATAAAAAATAATAATAAGAATAAAATATTAAAGAATAAGAAGATAAAATTATTATTGAAATTATGTATTCGAAAATTAGAAAATAAAAAAAATTATGTTAGAAGATTATATGATGAATTTGAATTAATAGAATATTTTGGTTTTACTAAGGTTTTTTTACAAGTTTATGAAATATTAGAATTAGCTGGTGATATACCCCATATAATTAGAGGATCATCTGGATCTTGTTTATTATGTTATTTATTAGCAATAACTGATATTGATCCTATCAAAGAAAATATATGTTTATCACGATTCATGCATAAAGAACGTCAATCTATCCCTGATATAGATATTGATTTTCCTCATAATTTAAGAGATGAAATATATTTAAAAGTCTTTAATAGATGGAAAGATAAAGTTGCAAGAATATCAAATCATATTATGTATAAAGAAAAATCAGCAATAAGACAAGCTATTAGAGAAGAAGGTTACAATAAAATGGTAAGGAGAGATTTTAAACTTGAAGATATTTTTGATAATCAAGAACAAATTGATAGAGTTATAAAAAAATCAAAAAAATTAATTAATAATTTTAGATGTTATTCTTTACATTGTGGTGGAATTATTATATTTCCGAATAAAGTTCCTGAAAATTTGATATTGAAGAATTTTGATATAAAAAATGGTAATGAAGGAAAACAAATATGGATGAATAAAGATCAAGTAGAAGATGCTGATATGATTAAAATAGATTTATTATCAAATCGTGGAATTAGTCAGTTATTAGATATAAGTAAAAAAAGAATGTGTGATTATGAAAAAAATGATAAAGATGTATATAAATTACTATCAAGTGGATTAAATTTAGGTCTTACACAAGCAGAATCACGTGGTATGAGAAAAATATTAGTTACTTTAAAACCTACATCAGTTGAAGAATTAGCAATAGCACTAGCATTAATTAGACCAGCAGCTTCAAGAAATTATCAAAAGTCTGCTTTTTTAAGAGATTACTCTATTTATAATAATAAACAAAATAGGTATAAATATATTATTTTCGATGATGATGCTACATTATTTATTAAAAATTTATTAAATTGTAATGAATCATTAGCTGATAATATTAGAAGGGCTTTTTCTAAGAATAAAACTAAAGATAAGATAATTTTTAAAAGAATACTCTATAAAAAATTTAGAAAAAGAGAAGTTGTAAATAAAATATATGAACAATTAGAACAATTAAGTTATTATTCATTTTGTAAATCACATGCTTATTCTTATGCTAATATGGTTTATTGTCTAGCATATCATAAATTATATAATCCAAAAAAATTTTGGTTTTCTACTCTAAATAACTGTAATAGTAGTTATAGAAAATGGGTACATTTTAGGGAGGCTAAAAAAGCTGGTATTAAACTTAGTTTAGGAAGAAAACCATGGTATTTAGTTAATAATGAATTAAGATCAGAAAAATCTATATATCCATTATTTAATAATTCTATTAAACAATATTTTGAATATGGATATTGGATATCAGATTCATTTTTACCCAACATGTATTATAATGAATATTGGACTAAATTAACTAAGAGACATAAAATAGCAAAAAATGAAAAATACACAATTAAAAATAAAGATAATACAGAGATATTGTATGCTAAATTTAGAGGTATTATAGCTACTGGTAGAGTTTTTAAAAAAGAACATAAAAAAGGGTTTTTAACTTTTGTTACAATTTCAAATGAGGATGGTGTTTATCACGATTTAGTTATATACGGTGCAAAGAAAATATCAAAAATGGTATGTTTATCTGGTTATGGTAAAGTTAAAGATGATGGATATTCTAGATATATTGATGTTTTAAAATTTAAGTCTGAAATATTATAAATTACTTTAAAATTAATTTATAATATAAATTAAATGAAAAATGTGTTAAATTTAATAAATTTAGTTGATGCTAAAATTTTATGTAGACCTTCAAAAAAAAATAAATCACCTTATTTAGCAGATATTGATTTGGGTAATAATAAAAAAGAAATGGCACATACACCAGCTTTAGGTTTATCTGGATTAATATGTTCAAATGCAAAAGTTAGAGTAAAACCAATAGATTGTGATGGTAAAACTAAAAGATGTTCAAAATATACTATTGAAAAAGTACTTGTAGAAGAAAAAGAAATTAAAACTGGAAAAACATGGGTAGGTGCTAATCCAGTAAGAGCTAATAATATATTTAGACAAACAATTGAAAAAAAACTTTTTAATAAATTAAAAGATATAACAATAACTAATCAAGAATATACCATTTTAGATAGTAGACTAGATTTTAGAGGTGTAGATAAAAATAATAATGAAGTTTTTATGGAAGTTAAAAATGTTCCATTAACAGATTATCATGTCGATTCTATGCCCGATAATAGAAAAGTGTTTTATTCAACTATTGAAAAAAAGAATTACAAAAGAATTGGTGTATTTCCAGATGGTCAGAAAAAACCAGGTAATGAGTTGGTTTCACCTAGAGCATACAAACATTTATTAACTTTAGAGAAATTATCAAAAAGAAAAAATACTAGATCAATTTTAATTTATGTATTACAAAGATCAGATTGTACAGCATTTATACCTAATTATATTAAAGATCCTAAATATTCAAATAAATTGTATGATATAAGGGATAATTCAAATGTTGAAATTTATGTTCTTTCATATAAATGGAGAGGTGATAAATTATATTTTTTTAAAGAATTAGAAATATTAGATAAAAAAGATTATTATAATTATGGTAAAAAAAAGAAAAATAAAAAAATATAAATATATTATTCTAAGTATTCTGTTTTTTCATAATAATTAAACTCTAATCCATTCCATAATTGAATTATATCGAATACTTGTTCAATATTATCTTTACAAGTAATTTTTGGATGAAATGATTCACCTTGACCTTGTAATGAATCTAATGCACTAGTATTATTATTTATAATTTGTATATCTTTATTATTAATATTTTTGTAAAGTTGAACACCATATAATTCATGGTTATTTTTATTATTTATATATTCTTTATATTCATCAGGCATTTTATTTAGTGAAATATTATTTTTATTTCGCCATTTTTCACTTGTAATTAATTGATGATTTATCCAATATGATAAAGTGCATGCTGAAAAATTAGTTAATCCTTCTAAAGGACTATATCTAGAATCATTTATAAATCCACTTAATAATCCATTTGAAAATGATAATTTTATTGTATCTTCGTATTTGTCTTGTGTAAATCTCCATAAAATAGGAAATTTGGAATTCAATTCTATATTTATTGCTTTTCTAATTAATTCTTCTGAAAATATTATCATCCAATATAATGTTTTATTACAATTATTTTTTGCTTTTTCAAAACATTTATCAATATTTGATTCTTTACAAAAATATTTAAGTTGTTCCAAAGTACTTGATTTATTTTTTACATTAGACATAAAATTAATAATAATATTATAAAAAAAAAAATTTCAATTTTTTATGTAAAAGTTATTATTAAAATAAAAAAATTGATTAAAGCAATATTAATTATATATAACAAATAATAATGATTGATATTTCATTGTTACCATATGAAATACAATATTTAATATTAGGATTTGTAAGATTAGAGAATTCATATAATTTTGATATAGATAGTGTTTATTCATATGTAGAACCATATATTTTTATGACAAGGGGAAGATTATGTGTAAATATTAGTGGATGGTTTGGAACAAAAAATCCTGAAGAATACAGGGTTGGTAATATTTTACATACAATAAATGTAAGACCTTATTCACTGCATTTAGAAAGAAGTTTTGGTATTTTTTCTAAGATTTTGTATAGAAATATAAAAAAATTTAAATTAAGAAATGATATAATAGATAAAGCTCATGGAAAAATTTTATTTGCTGGAACATTTGGTCCTTTAAAAAAGGGTTTAGAAACTGATTTAAATTTACCTTTTAATAAATTATCTAGTGTTCATTTTCATTATGATACAAACGATATTTTAGGTTATATTAAAGAAACAGGAATTGAAGATCCTCAATTAAGTTATGATTCTAATATAAATAAAATAATACAATTGTTAAATGATAAACTTATAGATGAAATTAAAGAATCAATAATTAAATATAGTAAAATAACAAAAAATTACTTAGGTGAAATAAAATTAAAAAAAATAAGAATAGGTAGATCTAATTATTATTATAATAAATTATTTTTTAGTATTTGTAAAAATAAATCAAATAATCAAAAACTTATTGAATTAGATTTGTTAAAAAAAATTAAAAATATTAATTAAATATATAAAAAATTTTATATAATTTATTATATATATGGAAGGTATCATACAAAAAACTGGAATAGTTTTTTTACTTGGTATGTATTTATACTCAGGTGTAAATAAAGCATTTACTTTTGAAGGAACCAGAAATGCAATTAAAAGTAAGTTTCCAATAAAATTACCAGATTTCATTTATACATTAGCTTTAATTGGTGTTATTTTATTACTAACAGTTGGTTCATCAATAGTAGGTTATACTGTATTCACAAATAAATTAGGCAAAATTTCATCATACATAACTATTGCCTTGATTTTATTTACAATAGCTGCTACACTAATGTTTCATTTTCCATCAGAAAAAGAAAAGTATCATTTTATGAAAAATATGAGTATTATTGGTGGATTTTTAATCTTGTTGAGTAGTTTTGTCAGTAAGTTTAACGTTTTCTAAAGTATATTCTTCAGTATTAAAATAATTTAATTTGTTACAAATATAACCCAAAGGATTTTTAACATTATCATAAACGTTTTCAATAAAATCAATATGTTCGCTCATTTTTTTACAATTAGTAGTAATATTTTTATCAATTTTATCACCTATTTTATCTACTTTTGATTCAAGATTAATCATTTTTTCATTTAAATTTTTGATATCATTTTCTAATTTAATTAATATATTTAAAATCTTATCATTTTCCATTATTTTTATTTATATATTATTTTTTTATAAACTATAATATATGAAAATTAATTTTAAATTTCTTGATAAAGAAGAATGGAGCATGTATGCTACTCTAAATACAATAATTCCATTTTTATTATTATTAATAACTAAACAAAAAATAAATTTAAAAAATATAATCTTTTCTTCAATTGTCAATATGATGGAAGGTGATTTGTTACCTAAAATATTATTTACAGGTTTTTTAAATTTTATGACTATGAAAAATAATATCAATTGGGTAATTCAAAGTATAATTTATGTTTTATCAGTATTTATTTCTCATTTTATACCGTATAATAATCCTGTACATAAATTTGTATATAAAAATGAATTTGTCAAATATATTTTTATTATTACTATTGTAATTTGGATGCTATTTATTTCTGAAGAAATATTTGATAATTCAAAAGTAATATTAAATAATTTATAATTAAAACTATGTTACACCAAAAGTTAATGAAAATTTGACATTCGATTTATGTTATGAAAAAGATGTTAACAATTGTAAATAATTTAAATATATTATATATAAATTAATTACATATTTTTCAAAGTTGGAAAACTATATCTAAATTTCCATAATTTCTTTTTATTTTTCTTTAAAAACTTATTATACAATTCATTCCATTTTTCTGAC